TTACGATCCTACCGCCTGGGGCATGGGTGGGGCAAAGTCAGATAATTTCTGGTTCAGAATGGCAATCTGATCCGCATTGTTATCCGACATCCATGCACCATAAACTTGATACACCATCTGCGCATTTGTGTGACCCATTTGCGACGCGATGAAGTTCGGGTTTGCTCCTGCGGTTAATGACCAGCATGCGTAAGTGTGACGCGACTGGTATGCTCTCCTGTAACGCAAACCTGATCGCCGCATTGCTGACTCCCAGCTCTGAGCTACAGAGCCAACAGCGTAATGGTGGCCGGCGATCCCGTTTGTGACAGTAGCCTGTGGGTTAAAGACGAAAGTGCAGGGGTGAGTGGTTGTCCGGCCATACTCCCGCAATTTCACTTCAACCTGATGCTGTTTACCGAGTCGCGTCATTTCCGCCTGGCTTTTAAGCACATCAATTGCCGGTTGGATCAGATGGATAACCCTGTCAGTGCCTGCATCCGTTTTTGGCAGTGTAAACTCCTTTGTCAGCGTATGATTCCTTCTGACCATAAGCGTTCCTGCTTTGAGGTCGATATCCTCCCACGCCAGCCCACACAACTCGCCATGACGCATCCCTGTATACACTGCCAGTGACCAGAAATTCTTTATCTGCTGGTTGTAACAGGCATCAATGAGTCTTACGAACTCGTCCCGGGTTAGCGGATCCGGAACGGACTTCGCCTTCTTCAGAAAGTCGATGCCATCAAACGGGTTCTTATTTATATACCCACTTTCGGTAGCGAACTGGAACATGAAAGACATCACCATCATGTAGTTATTCACCGTCCGTGCAGAGCGTCCTTTAACCGGCGTTCGCTGTCCTTTCTTCAGGGTGTGATACCCCGTCAAAAGCTCCTTCCTTATAAACAGCAAATCTTCCTGACTTACCGCCGACGCCAGTTTTTTCTCGCCAATCCTTGGCACCATATTCCTGACGATTGATTTGTACCGCGACAGAGCGTTAGTGGTAATTTCCATGCTTTTCAGTTCAAGCCACTTCTTCGCCAGTTCAGTGACGGTTATTTCCTTTCTGTCCTCGCCGAATCGCTGAAGGTTTGCAGACTCAGGAAACTGCGCTGCATAGTTAAAACGTCCTGTCTTAATGGCGTAGCAAACCGACGCGCGTAACTCTCCAGCCACCTTCCGATTCTTTGGCGTATCCACAACGCCAAGGCTTTCCCTGACCCTGACGCCTTTATACATGAACCATATGCGGAGCGTTCCTCCGTGGTTCTCAACGCCTGTTGGGTATGCCATTCTTCCCTCCCGACGTCCAAGAGCGCGTTAAGCATAAACCGTTAGTCATTGTCGCGCACCTGGCTGTCTCTTCTTCAAGCTTTCCACCCACTGGTCGATAGCTTTGCGGTTGTACATGCATTCGCTGGTAGGCTTAGGCACTCCGTCTGGCGATACATGCAAATATTCCCGGCCTAACAACCATGATTTTCTTCGGGCCGCCTCAATAGTTCCCGGGCGTAAACCGGTCAGTTCAATCAGCTTTTGCTCAGTAACCCATTCATTAGGGGTGATGAAAGATATCTCGCTCATTGGTTATCTCCAGGCATTAAAAAAGCCGCTGGTCTGCGGCTATTTGAGTTGGATGTGGGGGATTTTCCCGGCTGCTATGGCGTCGTAAATGTTTATGGCCTGCGATGCAGAAATCGGTGCCTGCCAGTGCTCGCTCTGCGACTCAACCTGAAGGCGTGTTATGGCTTCTTCTCGATTTTGTTCGGTTTCCGAGCGGATGGGGCGGAAAGCGCCGTGCGGTGATATATAGTCTAAAATTTCATACTCCTTCGGCCCCTCAATCCACCTACCAATCACACGTCCGTCATCATGCCCAATAATCTTAGCCCGATACCACTCACCTCTTCCTGAGTAGAATAAAGCTTCACACTCACAACCAGCCGGAGGCAATCCCTCGCCATTCCACTGCGGCTGACTGGCGGCCAGTGCGGATTCGTATTGCTCGCGAGTTACCTTTTCACATTCGCAGGGAATGGTTTTCTTTCTTACTGCCTTCAGTGCAATTGCTCCATATTTTTCACCGCAATCTATCGGCCAGTTACCTGACTCATCATAAAAATCGATATTTACTTCATCCACGAAACGACAGCATTCAACCGCACCATCTGGCCAACCACCGTGCTTCTGTAATTTCTGCACCAAAATATCAATTAGTTTCACGTCATTTCCTCCAGGCAAAAAAGAAACCCGCACGAGGCGGGCCAAAATCAACGAGGGTATTCTCCATTTAACCGGAACGAGCTTCGTCCTCATTCGGTCAGGTGCGACATTGCACCGGATAGCCGACTCAGGGAATCGGCTGGCAGGTGTTAGTCGGTTGGTGGTTCAGGGAGGGGCATCCAGTGGGCTACTTGGTAGGAGCTATTTTTTTTTCCATACGTGTCGAACCAACAACCCACCCATAGCCCATCCCCCTTATATCTTGCGTTCTCAATATTGAAGTGATCGTTACATGAGATTCTAATAAGCACCGACTCACCAATATCCGGCATCCGCTCGCTGCACTTAATCCATTCCATAATCTCTCCTCATGCCACCCGCATAGCGCGGAGGTGTTTAATGTTCTCGCTGTCTTCCTGACAACTGGCACAGCGCTGACAGCCTGGCACCATCACCCGGCGCAACTCTGGAATATCATCACCGCAATCCGTGTAGTGAGTAGCCGATACCGCGTTGCTGAATGTGCGCCGGTTCGCCAGCGCTATCTGCAAATTGTGTTCAACCTGCTCGTTGGCAGCGTCGATTAGTTCTGCGCTCATAGAAATAGCCCCAGCTTTGCCAAAAGAAACACGCAGGCAATAAAACTTATTGCCAGCGCAATGCATTCTTTGTCTGTCATGCCGCACGCTCCGGATCGAACACATCCCAACAGTTACGCTTAATATTCCAGGCCAGCCGTTTATCGCCGACCTCGTTAATATCGCGCCCGGTAATCTCTGCTATCTCTGCGTTGGTGTGTCGCAGAAACAGCGCAATCTCTTCAGGTTTCCAGTCCATAACTCACCTTAATCCTGTCTGACGTGACCATAGCGGCCAGTCCAGACATGCTCCTGTTTCTGTGCTGGCTGGCGGGGTCCGATGGCAACGAAGCGTGGGAACGTCGCTGCCTGCTGATTCATGAGCCAAACAGCCGCCTCGTACCGGCGCTGTTCCTGTCGCTCCATGCGAGCTTCCTTGCTCTCCGGCTCCTGCTGATTATCGAATCCGTCGATTAGTTCTTTCATGCGGCTCAGAACCTCTTCGCGGGTGCCGAGCGTTTCAGGCGGGCGCAGGTAATCCGCCCCGGGAAGAGGTGAAACCATTTGATAATTCCTTATTGAGTTAAATCAGAAGGGGGCGTCGTCCGAGAAATCCATTGGAGGTTCACTGCTGGATTGAGCCTGGCGTTGTGGTTGCTTGTGTTGCTGTTGTGGTTTGCGGGATTGTTGTTGACCGCCTGACGGCTCGCTGCCCTGACGTCCGCCTAACATCTGCATTACGCCGCCGATTTGTGGAACGTTAATCTCGGTGGTATAGCGTTCCTGACCAGATTGATCGGTCCATTTGCGGGTACGCAGTTGACCTTCGATATAAACCTGAGAACCTTTACGCAGGTATTCTCCTGCCACTTCAGCCAGCTTCCCGAACAGCACAACGCGGTGCCATTCGGTTTGCTCCTTCATCTCACCGATCTGCTTATCCCGCCATGATTCTGACGTTGCCAGTGTCATATTCGCCACAGCCCCGCCGTTTGGCAGATATCTAACCTCAGGGTCCTGTCCGAGGTTGCCAACGATAATTACCTTGTTTACGCCTTTAGTTGCCATTTATGCCGCCTGTTTTAGTTCTGTGCCACGTGTTTTGAATACATCAACGCACTTCTGCTGATGTTCGGGGAACTTAGCCAGGGCATTCCACGCAGGCTTGTAAATGCCTTTCAGTTCTTCAATCGTTCCGCAGTCTGCGGCCAGCGCGGAGAAGTCGGCCAGGATGTCGTCAGGAGAACGCGCAGCCACTTCGTGTGTTTCTGCATCGGGATCAACTGCTGTCTGTTCTGTCGGAATGCAGAATGCCTGAAATGCAGCATATTTGTAGGCGATAGACATCGCTTTATTTGTGGCCTTATCTCCGCTATCCATAGCCTCGCCATAAGTGATAACGGTGTGCTTACTTCCATCTTCGGTGGCTACAAAATCGAACTCAGCTTTAACCACAACGTAAAACAACACGCCGCCTTTTTGAGTTGTGCGCTCAGTTACCGTGCGCTCTGTAATTCGTGGCAGAATAACCAGTCCGTGTTTAGCGAGCATTGGAGCCAGTGCGTTATACACCTGGTCGATTCCACGGAAGTTAAATCCTTGCTGGCGGTTTTCCCTGTCCTTACTAATTCCCTGCTCAGCCATATCCCTGGCTACTGCGCTTATTGCCTTGTAAACAATCATGTGAAGTCTCCTCTGAATTCTGCCCATGTGATCGGCGGGTTATTTCGTTCCGCTGCCAGATTGATTTGCTGCTCTACTTCTTCCTCAATTTCGGGAGAAATAAGCGCAATAAATTCTTCATCGTTAAAGTCATGCAGCATGGGTTTTATTCCAGTCGTCGTTCTGAATATCGTGCCAGCCCATAGCTATTTCCCATGCCCACTCATATGCTGATTTGAGGCCTTCTTTGGTGTCGGGAAATGACGCTTCGTAGAGCTTGTTAAAGTCACGATTACCTTGCTGAACCAGTACGGTTCCGTTAACGGGTAAAATGGTCATGAGCAGGCACCCCGGGCTGAGATAATGTGTCCTTCAGCCGCAGCATTGCGGCGCGGATAAGCTGGCGAACTTTGCGGTGTAATTCAGATTCAGGCGGGTAATAAGCGGACATGACGCCGCTTCCCGCGAGGCTAAGGTGCATCATGGGTAGGTTCCTTTGGTTGTGTGATTGCATGTGGCTAATGGCTGATTAACCATTACTCAGATGCAAAGCCGCAATTAAGCGGCTTGAGATGTTCAATAAGGCCAATCACGAATAACGACAGATGCTTCCACACCAGTACCATCTTCTGGCTCATATACAATGAACTCAGCACCAGAAACAGGTGCTGTATGCCCATTCTCGATATGCTGAATAAATGGCTTAACATCGATGCTCATATACAAATCAACATCACCATGCTCTTGCAGCAGATGAGTTAATTCATCAATCGCTTGCTTTATCTTCATTAATTCACTCCAGGCAAAAAAGAAGCCGCCCTTACTGCGAGCGGCAAATAAACATCAAGGGATGATTTCTCTATCTAACCAGACAGGTCTTCGTCTCCTGACTGATTACGAGCGATATTGCTCGGTGTATCCACTCAGAGGAATGAATACACAGCGCTTAATCGGTATTTGATATCCCTCACCTCTGTTAACGTTGCTAATAAAAAAGGCCGCCTGAGCGACCTTATTCGGCGATAATCTTTCCGTGCTTCAGGATGCTGTCTATCATCCAGTCGTAACCGCTGAATCCCTTGCTGCCTTTGATTGCCCGATTCTTGGCTTTCACTCCTTCGACAATCCGGACGCTGACATTTGCACCCCAGCCATCATCAAAGTTGAAATAGTGGTTAGCGCCGTCTTTCACGTTTGGATTACCCTTCGCAGGAAGCTGTCTGTGCTTCACATACTTATCCATCACGCCAGACCAGCCGCTATTCCATGAGCCACGGTTAGGCATCGACAGTTCGAAAATTGCATATTGGGTCATTCCCTTACCTCGCTGTAACGTTATTTGATTTACGATGCCCTGCTGCGTACATCGCTACTTCTGGCAGGCAGCGGTTATCTGCACTGTCGTAATACTTTGTGTCCTGCGCGATTAATGCCTTAGCCACACGGTCAACCTTGCGGTTAAGCTTCAGCGTGATTCTCTCCGGCTTGGCGCTGATACCCACTAACAGGGGGTTAGCTGATTTCCAGTCTGCCTGTTTAGCTGCGCGTCGTTCGCGGCGGCGTTCTTGTGCGTTCATACATCCTCCTGTCAGTTAGCTTTTGGATGATGCGCCGCGTCGCTTATCCTCGCGGTTGCCGTCTGGCGGCTGCAATTCACATCATCCAGAAGCTGTCTGCTTCGGTGTATTTGCCCTTTTTCAGGGCCATCTGTTAATGAGCATCACCGTCCTGGTGAGTAGTGCGTCCTGCTGATGGACTTATATTGAACCAATAGTTCGAGTTATGCAAGAACCATAAGTACGAAATTTTAATAAATCTTTCGTTCTCTTGGTTCGATATTGATTTATAAGGCTATTTATTTTTGTAAATGCTTTATCAAGCCATCTGTGATAGCTTGGAATGGTCAAAATCTGAGCGATTGCCGATGCAGGTTTAGCAAGAAAATGCAGGTTTAATGAAAAAGTGCAGGAGTGGTGGTTTAGTGCAGGTGGTGCAGGTGTAGGGGATCGTGGTGGTGCCAGGCTGGCGGAGACTGGCTCGCGTTAAGAACGCGAAACTAGAATAATCAATTATTTACGCTGGCCGAACGGTGGTGAGCAGATGGGGATCGGCAGGCAATAAAAAACCCGGCGCGGTGGCCGGGTTTATGATTAGAAGATCCAGCGGGCAAGCCCCAAAACACCGATCGCAGTAACTATGGTCCAAATTATCTGCTTGTTGACTGCAGATGCTATAGCTGCGGTCATTTCGCTAGTGCTGGGCTTTTTAGATACTTTCTCATCAATATCAATAAGTTTTTGCAGTATTACAGCTACATCTTTCTTTATGTCTGCTGTATCTGAAGATGACTTCCTGTTGTCAGCTTTGATATCAGTAATGTCACTTTTGATGTGAGCAACATCAGATTCAAGAACTGCAATCCGCTTGTCCATATTGTCGCCTCCATCTGATGAATTTTCTGAAGTATCGCCCGAATTGGAGGATGTGACAACCCTTCCAGCGTCCTCCCCAAAAGTGGAGACACACACTCCCATGATAGCAGTTGCGTTTTTCTGGGTCGTTGAGGAAAACTCAACGCCAACGGAAGATCCGTCATCATCGCTAAAAGCTACAAGCAGCTTGCCTCTTTTCTCTGCAGTAGGCTCTATCCCGGAAATCATTATTTTTCCCTATGATTGCTCGTTTTCATAGATCTTCTTTAGCGATTCGTAGAACTTCCTTGCGTTATTTGATCCAAGGCTTATTGATGCGACTCTTCTTTTTTCGACTCCTGTCACAGTAAGTTGACCATTCTCATGACCTACAAGTGGGTAATTATCGAGAAAGATAAATGTCGTTATCTCATCACCTTCTATATTTGTGCTAACACTTACCACTGCATCAGCTTTGGCTTCAAAGTAACCAGAAGATTCTTTGACATCATCGGTGTCAGAAAGTTTTACATCTTTAGAAGTCATTTTTAATCCCTTTAATGTTGAATTTTATAAATTACTCAAAGATATCCTCAGGCCACTGCTAGCAGTCACGACCTGTTTCTTAACCACTCGCGCGCCTCATCATCATCCATGTGCCGCGATTGCTTCAGAACCCCTGCAACGTACTCTATTTTTGCTACATCATCGTAGGGTAAGGTTATGGGGCGATGGTCTTGATTAATGCTTGTAAATTGATACTCGCCGTCTCGGTCATAGCCGAGTACTTTAATCATGTTATGACCTTCAGATGTCCGCACAAAAACCTCGTCACCCGCCCGTACTAAAGTATTAGGCTCAACCAGTACGTACTCACCAGATTTGATGCGAGGCCACATGCTGTCTCCCTTTACACGCAAACCGTAAGCATCAGGATCATCACTATAAATTTTCAGCCAGCCATCAAGATCTTCTGTCATTTCGATGGCTCCATCTAGCCCAAGAACGGCCTCTCCCACCACTCTAACCAATCCTTTTTTCATAACCCCAGCAAATGAAACCGAATCTGAATCAGCATCACCCTTGCCAGAAGCCACGCCATGCTGAAGCCAGACAACATCAACTTTCAAATACTTCGCCAGAGCATTGATTTTTTCTTGGCGAGGCAGGGCTTCAGCGTTAAACCATTTGCTGACCCCTTTTGATGAAACGTTAAGAGCCCTGGCTATCGCCATGCCCCTTCCATGCTCATCTAACCCAGCTTCTTTACAGGCTTGCGCTAGCCGCTGAGCAAATTCACCACGCAATTTTTCAGTATGAACCATGAGTTCGATAGTAAAGCACTTGCAAAAACTTTCAGTTCAACCATAATGCGAACTGAAAGTACGAAAAAGGAATGGCCCATGCAAAACTTAGATGAACCGATTAAATGCGTCGGCATCCCAGAGGTGGCTAAGGCTTGTGGAGTTAGTGAGCGAGCCGTCTACAAGTGGCTCAAAAACGGATTCCTCCCCAAGACTGAGTTTTTCGGGAAAACGAATTACGCATCGAAAATTGAGCAGTTATCTGGCGGTAAATATCAGGCCAATGAAATGCTAGAACTGAGTAAGAAAAACTTGTTAGCCGCTTAAGTAACACCGCTCTTTACACATCCCCGCCCTGAAAAAGGGCAGCAATACAAAAGACTACAAATCTTTGCGTCACCCGTTATGGGTGTGCGCTCATTAACTATTCACTAATGGAAATACTACGAAATGGATCACGCAAACAAACGCAATGAGGCGCTCCGCATTGAGAGCGCATTACTCAACAAAATCGCATTACTCGGCACTGAGAAAACAGCCGCAGCTGTAGGTGTGGATAAAGCGCAGATTAGCCGGTGGAAACGAGACTGGATTCCCAAGTTTTCGATGCTTCTCGCCGTTCTGGAGTGGGGTGTTGTCGATGACGAGCTGGCACATCTTGCCCGTCAGGTTGCATCAATCCTGACCAAAGAAAAAGCCCCAAACGCGCCAACGTTTGAGGCCTGATAACACTGTGTTACGCCAACACAATATCTATAACTGGAGAATATCATGATTTTGACAGTAAGCAAAAACGCACTGCTGAGTGCAATGATTTTTCAGGCTAAAGGCGACGTTCGTTATTACCTGAATGGCGTCTGTTTCGCTCCGGATAAAAAACTCTACTCAACTGACGGCCACCGCGCCTTTATCGGTGAGCACACAACTGAAGGGCTGGACGATCATGTCATCGTCACTATCAGCGGACCGAAGGTGACTAAGTTTGAAACCGCCTCAATCGACACTGATACAGGCATCGTCACATACCTGGATGCGAATGGTGCATCCGTTTCGGCTGGTATTTGCAAGGTAGTCGATGGTCGTTTTCCAGACGTTCAGCGCATCATTCGTGGGTACAAAAACAAAGCCACTGATGAGATCGGCTTCAATGCCAGCTACCTGGCTGATATCGAAAAGGCTGCGAAACTTTATAACCCGAAATTTTGCGGCATAAAAATCAAGCCCAATGGAAATACCGAGGCATCGCTGATTGAGTTTAATAGCGCCTACGGTAATGCGCAGTTAATCATCATGCCAATGCGCCTGTAGGAGCTGACAATGAGCAAGCCACTCAGTCCTGACCAGGACAAATTACACAAAAACATTATTCGTGATCGCTACCTGTCCGGTTTCAAGCAGCCTGGTCGATTCCGGGCTGAGTGGGAAAGGGTTAAGCAATTATTCAGAGGTAAAGATCATGAGTAACGTTCTCCGAATATCCGATTTCAGAGGGTCTCATAAGCCCATGGAGAAGCCTCAATCATCAGGGCAGGGGTTGGTATTCCTGCACCGTAAAATACGTGAATTACCGTTCTACAGGACGGATAGCGAAGCTGTACACCTCTGGGTACATCTCATCATGGGAGTCAACCATGAGTCTGCTAACGTCACCACGGAGTTTGGTGAATATCCGGTTGGACGTGGGCAGACGATTACAGGCCGGAACACGCTGGCGCGTGAGACAGGGATTGAACCGGACAGGATTAAATACCTGCTCAACAAATTTGAGAAAATGGGCATGATCACCACGCTGGCGAACAAAAAATTCACCCTGCTGACAGTCACGAAATATGACGAATATCAGCATTTTTTTGTGCCAACAGAATGCCAACAGAGTGCCATCGCTAACCCGCATCAGGAAAGGGATGTAGCGGAGGTTGTGCCAACAGAATGCCAACAGAGTGCCACAAAGAATTTATTAACTAATAACTCATTAGGTAAACCTAATGAGTGTGCAACTCGCGACGGAAATCCAGAGGCTGAAAAGCAGAAACCAGCCCGGGCAAAAATATCCTGTGAAGAAGTCTGGCAATGCCTGAAAGACGAACTGCCAGAGGCAAGGGGATGGAGGGCTCTTACTGACGACCGGAAAAACATGATCCGCAACTTCTGGGGAAAGGCGAACAAGATTGCCCGCGAACTGGACGGAAAGCCTCTGGACATGGAGGGGTTTCGTGGATACCTGAAATACATCAGCGAAAACTGCCGCTGGATGCTGGAAGACCGCCCGGACCAGAAAACTGGTAAGACATGGCGACGCATGAAATTCGACAGTTTCCTGAATGCCAAGCTCTACATCGAAGTCCGGGAAGGAGACAAAGATGACCGATAGTATTTTTTCCCCACCGCATAACCTTGAAGCAGAGCAAAGTGTTCTTGGCAGTCTCCTGATTGACGACGACAGCAGCGAGCGGGTCCAGAAAGTTCTTTCCATCCTGAAGCCGGAGTCATTCTACAGCCGCGCCCACCAGGTAATTTTCGAAGAAATGCGGCAGATGTACCGGGAGAACAAGCCTGTGGATGGGCTGACGCTTTACGACGCACTGGAAAGCAAAGGCCTGGCGTCTCAGGTTGGCGGCTTTGCATATCTTTCTGAACTAACCAAGGTGATGCCCAGCGCGGCTAATTCAGTCGCCTATGCAATTTCGGTACGCGAAGCAGCCATGGAGCGCTACGGAATTCAGCGGATGACCGAGGCAACAGAGCTGTTTTATGCCCGCAATGGAATGACGGCCGCACAGAAATATGAAGCCATCCAGGCGATTTTTACGCATATGGCTGAGCATGGCAGAACAGGAATCCGCCGCGGTGCCCGACCGTTCATGGAAGTGATGGAGGATTGGGTAACAGAACTGGAAGGGAGATTCGATCCACGGCAACGTGCAAGGGGTTTATCTACAGGGATTGCCTCACTGGATGAAATGCTACAGCCAAAAGGACTGGTGCGTGGCTCGCTACTGGTAATCGGTGCCCGTCCCAAAATGGGTAAAACGACGCTATACAGTCAGCTGGCTATCAACTGTGCCATCAGTGAAGACCTACCGGCTGTTCTTTTCAGTCTTGAAATGCCTGATAAGCAGATCCTTGAACGTATGGTTGGGCAATTATCTGGCTGTAACACCGATATTTTCTACCGCGGTGCTGATAATCAGTCTGAGTTTTCACACGCAAACGCCAGGGCTATGCAAATGGCAGAAAGTGGAAACCTGTTCATAGACGATACCCCCGGCGCCTCTCTGTCTCACATCGTCTCTGAGTCCCGCAGAATTAAGCGCGAAAAAGGGAAGGTTGGCATGGTGCTGGTTGATTACCTGACGCTTATGACGGCTGAAAAAGCCGACCGTAACGACCTTGCCTACGGAATGATCACGAAAGGTTTAAAGAACCTCGCCAAGGAACTGGATTGCGTTGTTGTGTTACTCACGCAACTGAACCGTGATCTGGAGAAACGGACAAACAAACGCCCACTGCCAAGTGACTCGCGTGATACCGGACAGATTGAACAGGACTGCGACTACTGGCTTGGGATTTACAGGGAAGGGGCTTATGACGAAAACGCCAACCAAAGTGATACAGAGCTTTTGCTTCGCCTTAATCGCCATGGCAATTCTGGTGTGGTCTATTGCGAACAGCGCAATGGATCAATCTACGACACCGACCAGGTAGCCGCGGAAAACAAGCGACGCGAGCTGGAAGAAAAACAACGAAACCGCAAAGGCGGATTCTAACAGGGCCACTTACACAGTGGCCTTTTTATTTGAGGATAGAGATATGAAGCAATCATTAAAATTTTGGCGTCCGGAAAGCGGAGCTTTAGGCGGAATAGTTATGGGATTTGCTCTTTTCCTTGCTGTGATGATTTTCCTGCCGCCGGTTATCGCCTTATCGAAGTGGTGGATGTCAGTTTTCGGTCTATAAGGGGATAAATCGTGAAAGTAAAAATCAATTATTTGGACGGTATCAGCGAAACCATTGATAACGTTTTCGACCTAACTGACCACGGAGATAACGAGTTCAGTTATTTTCTCGGCGCTGGCTTTACACGATATCACGCTATGGAAGTTGAAAGCGTAGAAGAAATCGAGGTGCAATCGTGAAAGTAAAAACATCAGAGCTTAGCGGTAATAGCCGCGAAGAGTTTGAATATTGGGTTGAGGAGTCATGTGCATTGCCTTGGGGATACTTGAAAAAACAACGCACTCTAAGCGGTGGTTACTCCATCCAGGTATATTCATACATGTGGTCTGCATGGAAAGCCTGCACGGAATCGATATCTGCAAAGCTTGGCGATAAGGTAGACATTTCCGATGAGCTGATGGAGGTGGGAGAGTGACTTGCATACACATACCTGGCGGAATTATTACTCTGAATGATTCTTACCGGCTGCGACTTGATGACGGAACTTGTGTCTTTATGAGTTGGCATCATTACTGCGGTCCGGAGTTTTACAGAGACAGAAGCGAGCGCAGATATATCGATGAGTGGTGGGAAAATCCGCTAATTGTCAAAGCACTCGATTGGTTCGTTGGTCGCGGGAATAAAGCTTAGCAGCCAGCCTGCTGGCATGTGGAGGGGGATATGGAAGAGTCACGGAAACTGTTTGAACTGGAGATTAACAAAAAGTTTGGCGACCTTATCGACCAGCGTATCTGCAAAAACAGCGATGGCGATTATATGGCGTGGGATATGCAGGTGGCATGGTGGGCATGGCAGGAAAGCAGGCGGGCCATTGCGGTAAACCTCGGAAAGCCGATTTATGTGAAGCATAACGGTGACTATATCCATGCATGGCCAGCTTATAACGTTGATATAGCCATCCGCGCCGCTGGTCTTACAGTAAAAGGAGACAGCAAGTGAGCGAGTTGAAACCTTGTCCATTTTGCGGTGGGCATGTGGAGACTTTTACGACTGACGGAAATGAAGTTGGCACCTATTGGTATTGGGCGGAGTGCTGGGTTTGTGAAAGCAGGTCAGGACTCCATGAAACCGCAGAGAAAGCAGCAGAGGCATGGAATCAGAGGGTCAGCCATGAAGCAAACATACCTGCTTCGAAGCGAAGCAATCAGAAATAACGCCATAGACACCATTCTCTCATTACCACTCGACGATAAGTCACCTCACGAAATCCACGTTAAAGAGCCCAAGCGCACCAAAGCGCAAAACGACCGTATGTGGCCCATGCTACAGGACGTCTCGCGTCAGGTTCTCTGGCATGGGCAGCGCTATGACGAGGCAGACTGGAAAGATTTATTCACCGCACTCTGGCTAAAAACCAAGAGGAAAGAACAGCGCAGCGCCCCCGGAATAGACGGGGGCGTTGTTATGTTTGGGGTAAGAACCAGCAAGATGAGAAAGGCCAGCATGACGGAGTTAATCGAAATCATGTTCTGGTTCGGCGCTGAACGAAACGTCAGGTGGAGTGATGATTCTCGCCGGGAATACGAATGGGCCCAACGAACAGGGAAGGCAGCATGACACGACGACGAAGCGTTACCCAAATCGCGATAGACAATATGATTTTCCGCATCAGAACCCGCACTAAACGCAAGCCAGAACTACCACCCTCACAAATATTAACTTTCAACTACACCTCTCACCTGGCGGATATCCGCTGGCTGCGCGAGCGTGCACGGAGGAAACATGGTAATAACTCGATACGGTGAAATTACATTCAATCACTTCATGGATAACCCGTCATGGGCGGCTGCGGCAGGATACGACTTTAATTTTATCGACTGCATATCAGCCTCAGCTCAATGTGTATTTAACATTGGCGGAAATCTGGCAAATGAAATTCTCGATATTCCTGATGCCGAGGTTAGAGAGCTTCCTGCATTCATGATCAAGACGCTCCTTGGCTCGTTGATTCTGGCTGTAATGGTTTTTTGTTATCCCATATTTGCGATTGCTATCTATTTCAGGTGCAAGAGCATGACCAGGAAATACAAGGACGATTACAGCGAAATAGTGAGTCATAACCTGCGATTCTGGCAGCAAAGAGTGTACAGGAGGAGCATGAATGCTAACTCCTGAATCCTCCCACCATTACGAACAGCAATCCATTACCCGCGCTGGTTACTGCTGTAGCTGCACTAAACCATTAGCTGAAGACGAAACCTACTGTTGCGAATCCTGTGCTCTGGAGAGCGTGGTATATCGCGACCCCGACGGATATTTAGCAGGAGACGAGGAAGATGGTTAGCAAATACAGACGTTTTCTCACTGAAAAAGAGACTGCATACATCCGGCGTGTGGCAGGTAAAGCGCCAGCCTGGGTTATTGCTCGCCAGATAAAGCGCAAAGAGAAAGACATTTTCAACTGGGGCTCACGCAATCACGTCAGTCTGCGAGTGCCAAGTCATATTATGAATAAGTACTGGAGGGGGCATGGTAAAGGCCAGGAAACCGCCTAAGCCCAAGAAATGCAAATGCTGCCCTGAAAAGTTTATCCCCCGCACTACCACACAAACAGTCTGCTCCCCCAAATGCGCACTCCAGCTCGCAAAGCAACTATCCAGCCGCAAGCAAAAGCAGCAGGAGAAAGCCGAACGCGCCGCCTGGAATAAGCGCAAAGCCGATGTTAAGCCATTAAAGCACTGGGAAGATGCAACCCAGCGTGTGGTTAACGACTACATCCGGGAAAGGGACAGGGATTTACCGTGTATCAGTTGCGGAACATGGGTAACCGTTCAGTGGGAAGCCGGTCATTTCAGGTCAAGAGGCGCAGCGTCACATCTTCGGTATAACGAGGATAATATTCATAAACAATGTCACCGGTGCAATGCCGAGCTATCAAGTAACGCCATTCCATACCGTGCTGCGCTGGTCGTGAAAATCGGCCCCGAACGCGTCGAGGCGCTCGAAAACAACAACACCCCACACCGATACACCCGCGAAGAACTGAAGAGCATACGCATGCACTACAGGGCGTTAATGCGCGAGTTAATCAAAACCAGAGAGGAAGCAGCATGACACGTGAATACGTCAAGAAAATCCATTACCCGTGCGAAACAGCAGCAATTTTTCAGGATGTGCTTTTTGTTATCCGGCCTGAGCACGCATCAGAGCTTCTTAACGAATGTGACCGCGCTGCTGAGTTCTTCCTGAATTACTTCCCATTCTGCAAGTTGGAGGATGTGCGAGAGGGCATCGTTTACAGCTTCGGCGGCCTGTATCTGAACGACTTCGAAATTATCCGGGAGGCAGCATGACGACGCAAAACACTCTCGCGTTACTCAATATGTACCGGGCAATAAACGTACAGGCAGTGAGAACGCCATCAGGAATCGTGTTTATGGGAGTAAAAAACCTTCGCGAGGAGGAGAAGAGAAATCTTCTTTCCATTCCACAAGGCGAGCTTGAGGCGGCTCTAAGGTGGCAGCAATGAACTCTATAACTCCCATCAACTCAGCACAGCAGCGCCACAAAGACCGGGAGATGCTGGAAAGCATCCGACACCAGAAGGAGAACCTCCGAAAGGTAATAGAAGGTCTGGAGCGACTTGAAAGGGATTTGCAGAAGAACCTTGGCATTAATCCGGATGGAGGCGACGCAGCATGAGACTTGAAAGCGCCGTTAAGTTTCACTCACCCAAATCACCACAACTAACAGACTCACCCAGGGCTACGGCATCAGAGGCGTTAACAGGTACGGATGTGATGGCGGCATTCGGCATGGTTCAGAGTCGCGCTTCGCTCGGGTTCAGTGCTTTCAGCGGCAAGATGAACCTGAGCGATAACGACAAAAGGAAAGCAGTTCAGTTACTGGTACAGCATGGGATGAAGCATTGCGACAAGGTTGCAGCCTTTCGCAAACTCGAAACCAATATTAAGGGCAAGGTCGTGCAAACGCTCGCAACTTTCGCGTACCAGGATTATTGCCGCTCTGCTGCCAGTCAGCTTACCTGTCCATGCTGCAAAGGCGCGGGGGTAGTCAGGAAAAAGGAAATGGTGGTGAAGCATCCGGGATGCGGCGAGAAAACCCCGGCCAAAACAGCGGAGGAAACTGTGGAGGTGACCTGCACCAGATGCAAAGGTCGTGGCGTTCTCTCGACATCGTGCGTTAAGTGCAGGGGGCGCGGTGTTGCTCTGGACAGGAAGAAATCAGAAGAGCAGGGCGTACCGGTTATGAGTCCCTGCAAGCAATGCTCTGGGCGGGGGTATGAGCGCATACCTTCAACCAGCGCATTCAGGGCAATATCAATGCTGTCGGAAAGCCTGACCATCGATAACTGGAAACGCGGCGGTAAGCAGTTCTATGAGGCATTAATTGCTCATCTGGAAAAAGAGGAAAGTTTCGCAAACGATGCTTTAGCGAAAGTTACCAGCAAAGTTTGAATCCGGTAACGATTGCACCTTGCATTTTACACTAACCTAGAATATCATCGACCTAACACTATAAATCCGTCTGAATGTTACGGTGGATTTAAAGAGAAGCCCTGAGTTAATAGCTCGGGGCTTTTTTATTGGCGAAATCTGGTAAAGGCACTGAAAACCCATAAGCACCATACGAGCGATAGAGGATGGTGGCATCGCAGTGTCTTTTCCAGTTTTCGTCACGTTAGCGACTTTGCGGTTTTTTAGAAACTGACCACAAAGATAAATGCAAACGATGAGCAATTCCTGGCAGTAGCCTAACGGCCAAACACCAGTGAGGTCTTCCGACTCCTCATCAACGAATTCGGCGCACTGGCCCGGTGTGATTAATAATGGGCACACAACAGGCAAGAGCATTGACTACACCAGATAAATCTTCGGATGTAATGGTAAAACCATGCAGTGCTCTTTCCTGTTATCCCTCCAGCGCATCTCACGCGCATGTCAACGAGAGCCTTTCAGTAAGCGAGCCTGAGAATAGCCGTTATAGGTGGCGACCTCTCTCGGGCGGCTTTTCTGTGAGACAGGCTCACTTTCTAAAAGGTTTACGCAATGCTTTTAACAAGTGAACGCATTAAAGAATCTTTGTCATTTGATCCATCTACCGGCATCTTCGTGTGGAAGGTAAAAACAGGAAGGTCTAAGCCTGGCATGATTGCTGGTTCGCTGAATTCATTCGGTTACAGGCAAATATCTTTAGGAGGAAAAAGATACTTTGCTCATCGTCTGGCGTGGATTTGGTGCAATTGCGAAATAAACTGCGGCTTAGAAATAGATCATGTAAATGGTATAAGAGACGATAACAGGATATCAAATCTTAGGCTTGTTAGCAGATCGCAAAACAACATGAACACAACAACCTCGAAAAGAAGCCAGTCAGGTTGTCGTGGTGTTTGTTTCCACTCAAGAGATAAGCTTTGGCATGCTCGTGTTTTTGTTAATAGAAAACCAGTGGCCTTCAAGACATTTAAAAGCAAAGAGGATGCTATAAAATTTGTGACCTCGGAAAGGGAAAAAATATTCGGAAGTTACAACAAGAATTGTGGTGAATGCGCAGGCTGATGCGCTGGTTTCGGGTGGACAGTTCCCCATGCCTTTCCGGACTCGAGCGGAAAAACTGATTCACTATGGGTAGGCAATGCCGGAGTTCAGTACCGGCCACCACGCATTCTCATCATTAACTGAGCCGAATAACTCCCGCATTCGGCTCATCACGACGTTTCTGAAAGCGTATCCCATCAAAAACCAGACAGACGAAACCCCCACCTTATCCGCTGTGGCTACGGTGCGATGCGCTTTACAAAAAAGAAAAACCCAGCACTGTGGCTGGGCTTCGTGAATGAGCGGCATGAATTGTTAGCGCAACTCACGCCTGATCTGCTCATGTTTCCGGTCACGAACAAATCAAAGAATCACGTATTCAACGTATCTCGGATTTGTTCAGTGGACTATCTCCAACATTCCGAATGTCTTGAACAAGTCCCCTAATCTGGGGGTGGAAATGAACAAAATGCCATATAAAAGCGATCCCAATCTCTGGTCGATCTTAATCGCTTTCGGCATGACGATCATCGGCGCAATCGCGAGTTACTCATATAAAGTCCTCAAAGGTGAGATGTTCAGTTGGCGTACCCTTTGCCTTCAGCTCATCGTGTCGATATTTGCCGGATTGACGATGGCTTTATTTGCAGTTCACTACGCCTGGCCCCCGGAAGTAATGGGTGCTGCATGTGGCCTCGCAGGTTGGGCTGGCTCCTCCTTCATCAAATCTCTTGAAAAGCGATTCCTGAGCAAAGTCACAGGTGGTGAGGAAGCCAATGACTAAAGAACAATTTATGAAAGCCGCCGGGCTAAGCGTTATCCTGGCTGATAAGTGGTATCCGCATATCATCGCCGCAATGAATGAGTTCGGCATTGATACGCCAAAACGTAAAGCGGCATTTATTGCCCAGGTGGGTACTGAATCAGGCGGCTTCCGGTCAGTTCTGGAATCCCTGAATTATTCGGTACAGGGGCTGGCAATCTTTGGAAGCCGACTCACTGCCGCGCAAAGGGAACAACTCGGGCGTAAATCAGGCGAACCAGCATTATCACCTGCAAGACAGGCGGAGATTGCGAATATCGTTTATGGAGGTCGGTACGGTAACAACCTGACCGGCGACGGATGGAGATTCCGCGGCAGGGGTCTGAAGCAAATCACGTTCCGCGCCAATTACGAGGCATGTGGCAAAGCGCTTGGTCTGGACCTGATAAACAATCCTGACCTGTTGACTGATCCTCAAAATGCGGCCCGTTCTGCCGGATGGTTCTGGAAGGCAAACAATCTCAACGCTTTTGCCGATTCAGGCGACTTCACAGGAATGACCCGTGCCATTAATGGCGGCCTAAACGGTCTGGCAGACAGGCAGGCCCGTCTGAAAGTTGCGGAGGGCGTTTTATGCTGAACCTCTCAACGCTGAAAAACTATATCCCGTTGCTGTTCGCGGTAATCATCTGTTTCTTTCTCTTCAGTCTCTACAAAACAAACCAGCAACTGAAACGAGAGAATCAGGCTCTGGTTGCAGAGGACAAGGCAAAAGCAGACCGCATTGAAAACCTCAGAAGCAAGAATGATTACTTTGCTGAAACCTTTGCCAAGTTTACCCAGGCACTGGAGCAAACAAATCATATCGCCAGAGAAGAAGCGAATCGCCGGGATGCAGCCGAAAAAACAAACCAGAGGCTTCAGGATGAAATCAAACAGGCACTTAAAGATAACCGGTGCAGCATCATCCCTGTTCCTGATTCTGTTGTTGACGGGTTGCGCGGACAGGCCAGTCGAGTACGAGATGGTAACAGCGCCACAGGTGCCAATCCCGGCAAGCCTGCTGACTGATTGCTTTGTACCTGACGTGCCTAAAGGGATGACGTTTGGCGACAGCCTGGTACTTAACTCACAACTTCTGGATGCGCTTGATGACTGTAACGGTCGCATTGCCGCCATAAGACGAATTGAAGCGGTGAGGGCGACCAAATGAAATACCACTACGAAGTCCACTACACCAAATCTTGGTGGGTTCCGCTTTACCGCTGGGCCGTGCGCAGAGTCTGCAATGTATTCCCGGTAACGCCGGATGAGCGAAAGATGGAAATGTTCATCCACAAATACGGCACCAAACAACTACTGGTACACAGGCCGGGATAACCCACTCACTTATCAACTCCGAGGCTTTTATGTCAAAACGAGCTATGTCAACTGGCGGGTATCCGTTTGATGTGACGACACCTGATGATCCGGTAGTCGTACCCCCTGCAACTACGTCAACAATCGGCGGCGTAAAGAAAATGACCAGTCAGGCAAACACCACGGCAACAGATGTGGCTGGCCTGGTAACTGACTTTAATGCATTGCTGACCAAGCTGAAAGCGGCGGGGATGATGTGATGGGTAAGTTAATCAAGCACTGGAACGTTTTCATTGCTACACGTGAAACCTATGACAGTGGTAAATCACCAATGCTCATTGGGCGACAGAGATCACCTGATGCCGTCATTGAAAATGGTTTCTTGCTTCATGAGAATCTTAATGGCGCAAAGTCTGGAATCAACTTAAACGAAGTTCTCGCGTTCAGCATCGAGCCAGTATTTGAAGAGTAAATCACATGAGCCTGATACACATCCACATGGAGAATGGTAGATACATTGCCAGAGGGTATGGGTTTAGCTACGAAGCAAAGAATCCGATAGAGGCATTCATTGGCCTTAAGTTATTCAGGGCATGGTACTTAGGACTGATCCACGGCAGTAAATTTCCATTATTTAAATGGGAATGGATTGCCATAAAGTCTCGGGAATTGTCTAAAAAATACTCCAAGTCATTCAAACCGTAAGAGTAAACAATTATGGCCAGGCCAACCAAGTACCAGAAGGCGTACGCCGAGCAGGCTCGCAAGCTGTGCATGCTTGGCTACACCGACGAACAATTAGCAGACTTCTTTACTGTAGCTGTATCAACTATCAGCAAATGGAAACTTGACCATTCTGAGTTTTCGGAGGCCGTAAAAAAGGGGAAAGACCTTGTTGATGCAGAAGTGGTCGACAGTCTTTACCAGAGAGCGATGGGATACGTCGCCCCTGATACAGATATCCGCGTCATTGATAACAAGATAGTCAAAACGCAAATCAAAAAGCATTACCCTCCAGACACGGCTGCGGCGATATTCTGGCTTAAGAACAGGCAGAAGAAAGCATGGCGAGACAAAATTGATCACGCTATTGAAGGCGCAGATGGCGGCCCGGTTCAGGTCGTCAACTATACCCCGGCAGACTATGCGGCAGCTCAGGCAGCTATGGAGGAGAAACTAAAAGGCCTGGACTGATATGAACGAAATCCTCGAATGGGATGATTTGTCATTCCCTGAGCGCGTCATCATTCGTTCCAAGTCCACCAAATCGTTTCTCAACTTTACCCGTCTGTGGTTTGAGTTGATTCAGGGTGATCGCCTTCTGGTTAACTGGCATCACCGACTGATGGCATCGAAGATTGATGACCTGATCGCTGGCAGGCTTGAGCCGGGAAATCTGATAATCAACATCCCTCCCGGCGGCACAAAGACAGAATTCTTCTCTATTCACTTTCCTGCCTACGTCAACGCACTGGTGCAGGAAGGTCGGTTAAAACGCTTCCGAAACCTGAACATCTCCTTTGCTGACACGCTGGTTAAGCGCAACTCGCGCCGCACCCGCGACATCATCGCCAGCAAGGAGTATCAGGAGTTCTGGCCGTGCTCTTTCGGTGTGAACCAGGCGGAAGAGTGGGAGATTAAAGACGATCGCGGTCGTTCAATCGGGCAGACAGTATCGCGCTCAAGTAACGGGCAGATTACCGGCGGTCGTGGTGGCTACTTCGGCCCGGAGTTCTCCGGCATGGTTATGCTGGACGACTACAACAAGCCGGTCGACATGCTCAGCGAGACCAAGCGGAACAGCGCTAACACGCTTCTGGTGAACACCATACGCTCGCGCCGTGGTGATAAGTCGAAAGACCACCCGACGCCATTCGTGAGCATTCAGCAGCGGCTACACACCGATGACGCCACTGGCTTCATGTTATCAGGTGGCATGGGTGTCGACTTCCATCACGTCGCTATCCCAGCCCTGATTGACGAAAAATATATTCAGTCGCTTCCTGAGCCGTGGCGCTCCCTTTGTTGGGAAACCGTGAAGGACACGGAATCAGTTGAGGTCTCCGGCACGCGCTACTGGTCATACTGGCCGCAGATGGAAGATGTGAACGACCTCGTCGCCCTGTGGGAGCGAGACCGTTACACATTCCTGTCTCAGTACCAGCAGAACCCGATGGCGCTGACAGGTGGCATCATTGATACCGACTGGTTCCAGACTTACACCACGCTGCCAAAACTCACCCACCGCGCCGTATACGTTGATACCAACAGCGGCAAAGTAGAGGACTGGCTGGACTACACCGTATTCACGCTGGCCGGAATGGGCGTGGATGGGAATTTATACATCATCGATGTGGTGCGCGGGCGGTGGGACCCGGAAGACCTCCTGAAGAAAGCGGAGGAAGTCTGGGAGAAGTGGCGCATGCAGGGATCACTTCGAATCATGCCAATGCGTCATATGGCAATCGAAGAGAAGCAGGCCGGGCAGGGACTCATCACCACCCTCAGGAAGCGCAACAACATACCGGTTAAAGAGATTCCCCGCGGTGCCGGACAGAACAAGCTGGTTCGCTGCCTCAACGTCATTCCTCAGATAAAGACTGGCAAGGTTTACGTGCCTGCAACGCATAACAGCGATGGCGCGGCAGTGCTCCACACCCATTACGAGGACGGCACCATCGCCGGGACAACATCATGGGTCATCACCGCCATGACGGAATGCGCCGCCTTCTCTGCCGACGACAGTCACGACAATGACGACATCCTTGATACATGGATGGATGCCATCGATGACAACCTTATTTCCGGTCGCCAGCCAATGGTCATCGACCCGAGCCAACTCAGGAGAATTTAAGTGTGGCCGTTTAAAAAGAAACAAGTCGCCGCGCCTGAGCCGGTGAAAGAGCCTGAAAAGGTTCAGATGAAGATCAACCCCACCGCAGTAGCAGAAGTTCAGCCAAAACCCCACAGAGAGCACAAGCGTTATGAGCCGCCTAAAGGGGTAATTCCTGAGGCAATTCGTAGCGCCGTTCTGGCGATGGACTCCACCCCGTACGGTGAAATTAACGACGCCTACGCGATGGGTTATGCCTGGGGGAATATGGACAGCTTCCCCGGCTATCCTTACCTGTCGATGATGGCGCAGAAGCCTGAATACCGGAAGATGGTTGGCATCATCGCAGAGAAGATGACAGCGAAGTGGATCAAGCTTAAGACTGTAGGCGACGACGACAAGTCAGACCGCGTTAAACAACTTTACGATGCGCTCGAACGCTTCCATGTACGCGACAAATTCCGCGAGGCCGCAGAGCATGATGGTTATTTTGGCGGCGGGCAGATTTATATCGACGTCCTGTCACCGAAAAACGTTTCGGCCTGGACAGATGATAATGAGCTTCAGAGCAAGCTTTTCATCAGCGAAAAGAAAATCCCAAAAGGAAGCCTGAAAGGGTTTCAGGTAATTGAGCCGGTCTGGACTTACCCCGGCGCCTATAACGCGCAGAACCCGCTTAGCCCTGATTTCTACAAACCGACTCAGTGGTTTGTGATGGGCAAGACGGTACACGCCAGTCGCATGATTGATTTCGTATCGCGTCAGGTGCCGGACCTGCTGAAAGCGAGTTACAACTTCCGTGGCTTATCTCTTACGCAGATAGCGGAGGCGTATGTCAATAACTGGCTGCGTACGCGTGACAGCGTCAGTGACATGATCCACTCATTCAGTATCCCGGTAATCGGCACTAACATGTCCACCACCTTATCAGGCGGGCCCGTTGATCCGGTTCTCTACCGACTTGAATTATTCAACCGTTGTCGCGACAACCGTGGCGCATTTGCCAAGGATAATACTGGTGAGACTCCAGAAACTGTTGAGTTCGTTAACGCTCCACTAAGTGGACTGGACACGCTTCAGGCGCAGGCACAGGAGCAAATGGCCTCAGTTTCGGGAATCCCTTTGGTATTTCTTTTGGGCATCACCCCTAACGGCCTAAATGCCTCATCAGATGGCGAAATACGCGTCTTTTACGACTACATCCACTCGTTACAGCAGTCGATATTTAAAACGCCTCTCAAGCGAGTTCTGGACGTTATTCAGCTTTCTGAGTTCGGCGACATAGACCCGGATATTTACTTTGAATTCGAGCCTCTTTACGAGATGAGCGCGAAAGAGAAAGCAGATATCCGCAAGATTGACGCAGACACTGATGCGGTTTACGTCACGGCAGGCGTTTTGTCTGCCAATGAGGTGCGCGAGAAGATAGCCGACGACCCGGACAGCCCTTATCACTCACTGGATTTAAGCGATGAAATCGAAATCGACCTCGAAGAAGACGAAGAAATCGACCCAGACGATAAGGCCGGTCAGACCTAACGCAGGCGTTGAGGCGTGGTATCGAAAGGAACTGGATAAGCTGGTCAGAGAGATGCAGAAATCCATGGTGTACTGGCTGACAGCTAACTATAAAGCGAGCGGCGCAGCGGTTGCCATGGACGCATCCCCGGCTGTGTTTATGCGCGAGGCGATGAGGAAGTTAGCCAGGCGATGGCAAAAGCGGTTTGATGATATTGCCGCGAAGCTGGCCCAGCGCTTCTCCAGTGACGCTATGAAAAACTCTGACGTGTCGCTCTATAACGCGCTGGAATCAGCCGGATTAACGGTTGAGTTTAAAATGACGCCAGCCATGAATAACGCATTGCAGGCGACAATCACCGAAAACGTCAACCTGATTAAAAGCATCCCTGAGCAATACCTGACGCAGGTGGAAGGTCTGGTGATGCGCTCCGTGTCTCGCGGTCGTGACCTGGCATATCTCACTGATGAACTGGAAAAGCGTTACGGCATCACCCGCCGCCGCGCCGCGCTAATAGCAAGAGACCAGAACAACAAAGTGACGTCTGTCATGCAGACAGCAAGGCAACAGTCATTAGGTATCACCAAAGGCATCTGGAGGCACTCTCACGCAGGTAAAGAACCACGCCCGTCCCATGTTAAGGCTGACGGGAAAGAGTTCGACCTGAGCAAGGGAATGTACCTGGATGGCGAATGGCTGTTGCCCGGTGAGGCTATCAACTGCCGGTGTACATGGAGCCCTGTAATAAAAGGGTTGGGAGATTGAATGAAGAAGATATTAACTCAGGCATTACTCAAATCACTTGTGAGTTACAACCCTGAAAATGGAGAGTTCAGGTGGTTAATATCAAGGGGAGGAAGCGCAAAAGCAGGATGTATTGCTGGCACAGTAGACAAGATAACAGGATATAAACATATCTCTGTTTGCCAAAAAAGATACAAAGCCCATCGGCTGGCATTCCTATGGATGAATGGATTTCTTCCCCCTGATGATATGGATGTTGACCATGTCAATCATATTAAGTCAGACAACTCTTTTAATAACCTCCGAATAGTCACTACATCCGTTAATTCACAAAATAGAATTTCCGCCAGAGAAGACAGCGCAACTGGGATTATTGGCGTAGGCATAGATCGCAGGACTGGAAAGTGGCGAGCGAGAATTCAAGTCGGAGATAAGAGAATTTATCTTGGTAGTTATGACGAAGAAAGCCTTGCTTCAAGCGCCTATCTTGCAGCCAAAAGACAGTTCCATGAAGGGAACACCCTTTAAGGAAAAAACATGAAGCTAGAAATACTGGCCTTTGATAGGGGATCAGTAAGGAAATTTGATGCAGTCGGTAGGCTGCAAGTAATGAAGAGCAATATTAGTAAAGCGAATGTGTGTGGTTATTACGGGCGAGAGATTCCAGGGTGGGAAGAGTTGGGGCTTGACCCTGACAAAATCTACCAGATGTACCGCGACCCTGAAGAACTGAAGAAAGCCGCCGAAACCTTCAACAACATTCCACTCCTCTGTATTCACACCCCTGATTTCCCCGGCGACCCGCCCCGCGAATACCGCGTAGGGGTAACTCACTCGAACGCTGACTTTGACGGCACTTATCTCACTAATGGTCTATCCGTGTGGGACAACTCCGCCATCGCCGGGATTGAGACAGAGGAGCAAAAAGAACTGTCATCGTCGTATCAGTACGTCGCTGACATGACACCCGGCACGACACCGGACGGCGAGGAATATGACGGCGTCATGCGTGACATCGTCGGAAACCACGTTGCCCTGGTCGAAACAGGCCGCGCAGGTAGCGACGTACTGGTCGCTGATTCACTCCCACTGGAGCTTAAATACATGAAGTTAGACCGCAAAGGCGTTGCCATCCGTGCCGCGCTGGGAGCGTATCTGAAGCCGCGTCTGGCTCAGGATGCAGCACCCAAAGAACTGACCGCCATCCTGAACGCAAACAAATCGCCGAAAGCGATCGCACAGGCCGTGGCGAAACTCTGCAAATCCCGTCTTGCTGCTGACATGGAGATTGAGCCGGAAGAGCTGGTTGAAATCATCGAAGCATCCGAGCAGACCGTAGAGCCGGAAGAAGAAGTAAAAGTGACCGGCGACAGTGACCACGAAGCGATTATCTCCCTGCTGCGTGAAGCTGGCGTGTCTGAAGAAGTGATCGCCAAAATCGCCGCTGCTCTGGCACCCGCTGCTGCAATGGACGAAGACAAAGACGACGACAAGAAAGAGAAAGACAAAGTGGATAAACCTGCAATGGATGCCGCTATCCGCATTGCCGCAGACAGCGCACGACGCGATGCGCAAGCTGATTTCCGTAAACTTCGTGAAGCAGAGCAGGCCGTGCGACCGCTGATTGGCGACGTGGTAGCCATGGACTCCGCTGAAGATGTCTACCGCACTGCACTTGAGCAGGCTGGTGTAGATATCGAAGGTGTTCACCCTTCAGCCTTCCCTAAGATGGTCAAAATGGCTATCGAGCAGCAGAACAACAAACGCCCTGTCATTGCGCAGGATTCCGCAACTGTCGGTGAGTTTGAGAAAGCTTTCCCGACCGCTGGCAAACTGAAACGAGGGTTCTAAGATGCCTTTTCAGAGTGTAATCAATCAATACCCGGCTCCCGGAGTCGAAGGTGGCTTTGCGAGCACTAACCCTCACGCAACCTACGCGGCTGGCGAGGCTGCTCTTGTGGCAGGCGACGGTGGTGTAACCATTGGCCGTTTCGCATGGGTTGTCGGCGGCGTGGCGACTACCACCGGCACTGGCGTACCGGCTGGGTTTGTTCATCGTGACGGGCAGGCGGTAATCACAGACTGGCTGGGTGCAGCGTCAAACGTTGTGCAGAAAGGCCGCGAAATCACCCTGATGGTCGCTGGCGACTTCTGGGCCCGCACTGCTACCGCTGCAACTCGCGGTCAAAAAATCTTCGCTGTTCTGGCTGACGGCACCGTTAAGACCGGCGCGGCTGGCGCAACCATTTCTGGCGCGATTGAGACGCCTTTCTATGCTGCTAGCGCCTGCGACGCTAACGAGCTTGTCAAAATCAGCACCTGGAGCAAGTAATGAACGAATTTCAGAAACACTACGCCGCAGCGAGCGGTAAATACGGCATTATTTTGCCTGGTGCGAAGGACTACCTGAAGCCGGAGTTTGCGGAAAACTTCGCGCTGGCAATGGATGCCCAGCCGACCATGGTTACCACTGGTAGCTCCGGCGTGCCTGCATTCTTCACCAACTACGTTGACCCTGAGCTGATCCGCATTCTGGTTACCCCGATGAAAGCCGCTGAAATCATCGGCGAAGTGAAAAAGGGTGACTGGACAACGCTGACCGCGCAATTCCCGGTCGTGGAATCTGCCGGTGAAGTTAGCTCTTATGGCGACTACAACAACAACGGCATGACCGCGGCGAACGTGAACTGGGTTCCTCGTCAGTCCTACCACTACCAGACCCATACCCGCTGGGGTGAGCGTGAGCTGGATATGTACGGCGCTGCACGTATCGGTTATGCGGCTGAACTGAACGTGGCTTCTGCACTGGTGCTGAACAAGTTCCAGAACAAATCCTATTTCTACGGTATTCAGGGTTTGCAGAACTACGGCCTGCTTAACGATCCATCTCTGCCAGCCTCCATCTCGCCGAACGCTACCGGCACCGGCAGCGCACTGACCTGGAACACCAAAGACGGCCAGGCGGTGTATGACGACATCCTGAAGCTTTTCGGCCAACTGGTATCCCAGACTAAAGGTCTGCTGGATATGAATACCAGCATGACTCTGGCGATGTCCCCGGCTATGTCCGTGAACCTGGCGAAGACGAACATGTATAACGTCAACGTCACCGATCTGCTGAAGAAAAACTTCCCGAACCTGAAAATTGAAACCGCTGTCGAGTACTCAACGCCAGCCGGTGAAATGGTTCAGTTGATCGCCGATCGTCTGGGCGAGCAGGACACCGCCTACGCCGCATTCACTGAAAAAATGCGTGCGCATGCTGTGGTGACTGAAGAGTCATCCTGGAAGCAGAAAAAATCCGGTGGCACCTGGGGTGCAATCATCCGTCAACCGCTGGCAATTGCCACTATGTTGGGAGTCTGATCATGGCTGAAGTTGTTGTAGTTGGCTGCAAACTGCCTAACGGCATTGTGCTGGAAGTGGAAGGTTACAGCGTCGTCCTGAACGGCGCTAATTCCTCAAACGTCATCGGTGGCTACGGCCTGACTGAGAACGTCGATAAGGACGCTTTCGATAAGTGGATGAAGATTCACGCTGACCAGGCGTATGTGAAAAACGATCTCGTATTCGCGCAGGCCAAAACTAACAGCGCCGAATCCAAAGCGAAAGAAAATGCCGATCGCCGTTCCGGTCTGGAAGGTTTGCCGCAGGACAAGCCTATGCCGGGTATCGAAAAAGCGGACGGTAAATAATGGCGATCGTTGTCTTTGACATTGACGCGTTCATGGCGCGTTATCCCGAGTTCGCCTCGGTGAGTGATGACCTGTTGAATGCATACTTTGCAGAGGCAACGGTCTACCTGAATAACACCGATTGCAGCCCTGTCACGGATGTTGATGTACGGGCTGTTTATCTCAATATGTTGGTTGCTCATATCGCCGCGATGAATTCTGGCGTCGGCGGTCAGGCACCTTCCGGGTTGGTTGGGCGCGTAGCGAGCGCCTCAGAAGGGTCAGTCTCTGTATCCCTCGCTGACGTCCCGCAAAGCCAGGCTTCTTGGTGGTATCTGCAAACGCCTTACGGCGCTGCTTACTGGCAGGCCACAGCCGCTTACAGGACCGTTCGCTACGTGCCCGGCGCTTCACCTTCCAACTATCCCGGTCATTACTATCGCAGAGCCAACTGGCGGAGGTAGCTATGTCGTCATTCAGTGGTGGTGATGCGCTTGAGCGAAAGCTTGCTGAAATGGCGGAAAAGCTGGGAGAGGGTAAGGTTTTGCGGGTTGGATTTCTTGAGAATGCAACTTATCCGGACGGGCAGCAGGTGGCGATGGTCGCCGCAGCTAACGAGTTCGGAAACCCCGCCAATAACCAGCCGCCCCGTCCTTTCTTCAGAAACATGATTGCCGACAACAAAGATAACTGGCCTGACGACATTGGCCGGATTGCGCAGGCTACTGGCTTTGATGGTGAGCAGACCCTTGGCCTTATGGGCGAGCACATCAAAGCACAGTTGCAGCAGTCGATCAGGGAGTTAATGGAGCCGCCTCTGTCACCAGTGACTATCGAGAGGAAAGGCTTTGATAAGCCCCTGATTGACACCGGTCACATGCTTAACAGCGTCGATTACGATATCAGGGACGGTGAAGAATGAATCTGAGAGGCATTGCAAACGGGCTAACCAGCAGGATTAACCCGAACGTTGCTGGCATTTTTCAGGTCAACACCGGATTCACAACTTTACCAGGCGGAAAGCGCGTACCGTCCTACAACAATGTTGATGTGTCTGTTCAGTTTCAGGAACTGTCATCCACTGACCTGAAGCAAATCGATGCGGTTAACATTCAGGGAATTTTGCGATCGGCTTATCTGAACGGGAATTTCAACGGCGTGAACCGGCCCGAGCAGAAAGGCGGAGACATTCTCCTGGTCGGTAACGATAAGTGGCTGGTCGTGAAAGTACCGGAGTTGTGGCCGGAATGGTGCCGCGTAATTGTTAATCTCCAGAGGTCACCATGAGCGCCACTATCGACATCAAAGAGATTGACCTGTTAATACCGCTTCAGGCGTTTCTGATGGATATCACAGGCCTGACGATAGACAACGTACTGGACGGGCAGCAGAACCTTACGCCAATGCCGCTGGGTGACTTTATTATCATGACGCCCATGAGGCAGGTCGGTCTTTCAACCAACCGCGTGAGATACGCTGATAACGGCGTGTATGGCGAAGGTGTTCAGCAAAGCAGCCGCAGCACGCAGTGGCCCTGCCAGATTGACTGCTATGGGGATAACGCGGCGGATAACGCCGCAATCATCGGTACGCTGATCCGCTCCGAATATGCCTGTGAATGGTTCAGGCAAAACGGCAACACATTAATTCCTCTCTACTGCTCCGACCCGCATCAGACAACGATGATTAACGGCGAGCAACAATACGAAAGCCGCTGGACGATGGACTTTATCGGGCAATACAACCCGAGCGTTTCCACGCGTCAGGATTTCTTTGACAGCATCACAGTTGGCGTTATTGCCGCAGATTTAAAATACCCACCGGAGAGCCCTTAAATGGCAATTTCCTTACGTGAAGACGTACAAATCAACCCCGGAGTACTGCCAGCGGGCGGTAGCGCGGTTGACTTAAATGGACTCATTCTCACAGACAGTCAGTATGCGCCGGTGGGTAGTGTTCCATCGTTTGCGAACAAAGAAGACGTTGGCCGCTATTTTGGCTTCACTTCGACCGAATACGGCATGGCCACCATCTATTTCAATGGCTATAACGGTTCTACTAAAAAGCCGGGTGCATTGCTGTTTGCACAGTTTAATGAGGTCGCCGTATCAGCATGGCTGCGCTCTGGTTCGCTGGCAGATATGACGCTTGACCAGTTGAAACTGATTAGCGGTACTTTAATTCTCACCGTCGATGGCACCGTCAAAACCTCATCCAACATCGTTCTCACCTCGGTTACCAGTTTCGCGCAGGCAGCGACAGTTATCAAAACAGCGATTGGATCCGGTGTTGACGTGGTTTATGACACTGTTCAGAAAGCATTCATCATCAAATCAAGCACCACCGGCGCGGCAAGCACCATCACCTACGCAACCGGCACGGCGGCTACAGCGCTGCGATTTACTGCGTCCACCGGGTCCATCATCTCTCAGGGCGCAGACATTGCTAATGTTCCCTCCCTGATGGTATCGGTGCTGGATAAAACCCAGAACTGGGCGCTGTTCACCACCTCGTTTGAGTGCGATGAAGCGCAGCACCTGGCGTTTTCCTCCTGGGTAAACAGTGAAAACTACCGTTTTGGTTATGTTGCTCATTACGATGAGGCTGACGCTAAAGTTCAGGGTAGTACGTCTACTCTGACCTACAAGCTCATCGAGACGTACAACTACCAGAACGTGGTCCCTGTGTATGGTGACCAGACCTACGCTGCATCGGCGCTGGGTTATGCCGCCAGTCTCGACTTTGACCGTCAGGAAGGGCGTGTTCCGTTTAAATTCCGTGAACAATCCGGTCTGGTTGCTAACGTTACCTCCAGTTCGGACTGCTCCGCGCTGAAAGCAAATGGTTACAACTTCTACGGCGCATACACGGCTAACGATTTTGACACTCAGTACTGGACTGAAGGAGCCATCACCGGCGACTTCAAGTGGTTTGACAGCTTCTGCTTCCAGATCTGGCTTAACGCCAACCTGGCTCAGGACGCGATTATCACGCTTCAGTCCAACCGTTCTATTCCGTATAACGCCCGCGGCAAAGCCATCATCGAGGCCGGATTCGCTGACACGCTGGCTCAGGGTCTGCTTTTCGGCGGTATTCGCACTGGCGTAACGCTTTCCGGCAACCAGAAGTCAGAAATCACCAACGCAGTTGGCGCTGATGTATCCGCTTCTTTACTGGCGAAGGGGTATTACCTGTACATCTCAGATCCGACTCCGCAGCAACGCTCAGACCGCAGTAGCCCGAATATGACTCTGTGGTATTGCGATGGCGGTTGCGTCCAGAAAATCACTCTTGCAAGTATCGAGGTGCAATAAATGGCGGGAAATACAATTACCAGTGCTGACGCTATTTTTGCTCTCACTGTGACCAACCTGTACCCCAGCGCACAGACGCTGGAAGGGTACGCAGCGGATGCGATGTTTGCCCTGGGTGATACCGAAATGGCGGTAACGGTGCGTGGCGCTGACGGTAAATTATCTGGCGGCTTCGTGTTTGGTCAGTACCTTCAGACCATCACCATTATGCCTGACAGCCCGAGCCGTGATGTCTTTGAAACCTGGCAGTTAACATCGCAAACTTCCAAAGCTGTATTCCGCTGTAACGCGACAATCATCCTCCCGGCTATCGGGCGCAAGTATACCCTCACAAACGGCGTTCTGGTGCGCGTTAAGGCAATACCCGACGCGCAGCGCGTGTTGCAGGCGGCGACATACCAGATCGACTGGGAAAATGTTGTTGGCGAAAACTACCAGGCATAAGGCATATCATGGCACGTAAAGAAATTGACTACTCAGTAGATGGCGATAACCGCGACACTGGCAAGTTGTTCCGCATTACTGAAATGCCATCCACAGAGGGGGAATGGTGGGCCATCCGTGCAGGTCTTGCGATGGCTAAAAACGGTGTTGAAGTGCCGGACAATATAGCTGATATGGGTATGCATGAGATGGCGCGTATCGGTTTTGGCATGTTGGCTAAAGTTGACCCGCTGGATGCAAAGCCGCTTCTGGATGAGCTGATGAAGTGCGTCAAAATCATCCCTGACCCTTCAAACCGCAACATTGTGCGCTCTCTCGTCGACAGCGATATCGAAGAGGTCTCCACCCGCCTGAAACTTCGCGCAGAGGTGTTCAAGCTACACGTGGGTTTTTCTCAGGCCGCCGCCAGTTAGACATTCCCCCGGTCATGACCGATACCGTTCATGGCCTGGCTGATTATGTCAACGTCCCCAAAACCATAGCGACTGTGCTCTCTTCGGGCATGGCAACACTGACAGAACTGAGCACAACGCTTGGCACTGAGGATTTGTGGTGGCTGCTCGAAATATCCACGGTGGACAGTTACAACAAAATGGTCATCAACAGAGCAAATGAGGCCCGTTAATGGCAGGAACGATTATCGACGCGCTGGTCGTCACGCTGGGCCTTGATACTTCTGATTTTCGCCGTGGTCAGCGCGAGACATCAGAAGGGCTGGATGACACCAGGAAGAAAGCTGATTCAACGGCTAAGGATATGGAGGCCTACGGTAAGAAAGCCTCCTCATTCTTTACCAGTATCGGCAAAAGCATGCTGGCGCTTGCCGGTATTGCTTTGAGCGCTAACGGCGTTAAAAACTTCATCACTGACACCACTAAATCTCTGGTTGAGATGGGTGTTCAGGCTGAGGCGATTGATACCAATGCCCGGGCGCTTGATGGCTGGGCGAAATCCGCTGATGCAATGGGTTCATCTGCTGGTTCGATGATGAACAACTTGCAGAAATTCCAGAACTCATTATCTCAGTTCCGGGCTGGCTTTGGTTCGGATGATACTTTACAGACACTTTATAAATTCTCTGCGGATACTGGCACTAAATTTGATGTAGATAATGCCAATGCCACAGATGTCATGAAGTATCTGGGCGAAAACTGGAACAAACTGACAAAAGACCGGCAGCGCTACTACCAGCAGCAGTTAGGTTTTGATAATGCAACCGGTCAGGGGCTTTCCAGTGGAGAGCTACAAAAGCTTCAGAAGGAACTGGAGGCAACCTCCAAGCAATCTGACACAATGACAGATCGAGGGCGCAGATTAATTATCGAATTCGTCCGGCTCCGGCAGTCGTGGGAAGGGGCTTCCCTTACCCTTTATGAAAAATTACTCCCGGCAGTATGGAAGATACTCACAGCACTTGATGATCTAAATAAATGGACCAGTAGTCACAGCAAAGAAATTAATGATTCTTTTAAAGAGCTTGGGAAAACATTCTCCATTTTATGGAAGGATGTTACCGATGTCAGCGAAGCCATTGGAAACCTGCTCAATATAAAATCCTCTGACTGGTCGTTATCGAAAGATATAGCGAATCTTAACCAGAACCTTACCGAAGCCAGAAAGACAGTTGAATTGATGGTCGATGCTTTCAAAAGCCTGTTCAACCTCGATTTCTCTACGTTCAGAGAAAAAGTTAAATCAATGCTCAATATGAGCGATAGCAAGGATGATGCTCTTCCTGAGGTAACTAACAGTGCTAATGGTGCAGCCGATTGGGTGAAAGAGAAAACTGGCATTGATCCTCGCGGATTCGGTAACTGGCTTAGTGAAAAAGGAATCCAACTTAAAGAGATGTTCTCCGGTGAGACATCAAGCCTTGAGAAAAAGTACGGACTTCCCGAAGGTCTGCTTAATGCTCAAGTCGCCCAGGAATCAGGATGGAATCCGGGAGCCGTTTCCGGAGCTGGAGCAAAAGGGTTGATGCAGTTAATGCCGGGGACAGCGAAGGATTTGGGTGTCCACGGTGAAGAATTTAACCCAATGCGCTCGCTTGAGGCTGGCGCAAAATATATGAGCCAGTTGCTGGACCGTTATAACGGAGATTTACAGAAAGCACTTACGGCCTATAACTGGGGGATGGGAAACCTTGAGCGTAAGGGCATGGAGAATGCTCCGGCTGAGGCGCGTAACTATGCTCCCCAGATTATGGCGAGGATGAATGCGGAACATCGTTATTCACCGCAGATCAAGACTCAGGCTGGCTCTGGCGCACCAAATATTACATTCAAGAACACCACCATTAAAACTGACGCCAAATCCATGCAGGAACTGGCGAAAGATGTGGCGCGTAAGGGCATGGCGCAAAGCAGCCTTACGCAATCATTCCTGACCGGGCAGAACAGCTAATGTTTGATTTAAACGAAACAACGCTACTCAGCGCGATAAATGGCGGAGGGTTATTCTCCGTCATTAACAGCGTGCTCTATCCCGGTTACGGGATTTATTACGCGGACGGGACCGGTAAAGCGCTAAACCCTACATCGTTTATCGGTGTGGAGTACGGGGCCGACGCGACTGTAGTCACCGCACCGATAGAGGGCGGCTCATACACCTCATATAACAAGGTGAAAAGGCCATCTTTCATCAGGGTTATTTTCACCCTGGAAGGATTATCAGGATTTACTGGTTCGTTACCTAACATCACTAACTTTTCACTTTCCAGCCGCACAGGGATGTTGTCCGCGCTGGATGAAATGGTAGCCAATACTCGCCTGTATGACATCGAAACGCCCGATACAACGTATGAGAAGTACGATCTGGTCAGGTACAACTACAAAACGTCTGATCGTGATGTAACTCTCCTGACAGTTGAAGCCATATTTCAGGCTGTTCTTGAGGAAGCAGAGGTTACGCTGAGCAGCACGACCGCTGATTCCAAAACAACGAGTAACTCTGTCAGTAAGTCGGACACATCGGTTAACGCTCCCGCAGTAGCAAGCGGCACGACTGCGGCAACTCAGAACGATGTAGGCAGCGCCCTTACAGGCCTGAAAAAGTCGGTTTCAAGCGCTTATTCTGATATCGCAACCAAAGTCACAACCACTATTTCGGACTTCGCAAAACCAGCAACGACTGCAATTAGCGGCGCGGCCACGTCTGCAATTAATGGCCTGTCTCAGTCAGTCACGGAACTGGTTAAGGTGATCACCTGATGGAAATTATCAGCGTTCAACCGGTAAAAGGCCAAAAAATTAACGTTAGCCTTGACGCCCAGCGCGTGACATTGCGTATCAGCCAGCGATCAACTGGCCTGTATATGGATGTTGCGCTCAATGATAAATGGATAGCTCAGGGCGTACTTTGCCTGAATGGGAATAAAATCATCCGTTATCCCCATCTTGGGTTCAAAGGTGAGATTTTCTTCTGCGATACAAAGGGTAGTGACGACCCTTTTTATTCTGAACTTGGCGACAGATTTAAGCTGTATTACGCCACAGAACAAGAAATGAGTGCTGCGCTATGACCTATAAAAAGCGTAATCTTAAGTTTGAGTTTTCGCTTACCGATCAGGTTTTCGATGGCTCTCAGGGGCCGGGGAATAACAACGTACTGACCATCGAAAACGCAAGAGCTGTCGTTGAATACAACGGATATGGCGGTTCAGCGTTAACCACCCTGACTGCGAGCCTCTACGGTTTAAATCTCAGCAATATGGCAAAGCTAAGCTATGCCGGGAATCAGCGCGGAAAGACAAAAAACAACTGGATGAAGGTATGGGCTCAGGATGAGTTAATTTTCATGGGAACAATTACCTTTGCCACCACTGACTTTAACGAGTCTCCTGATGCCCCATTGCTTATTGAAGCACATGCGCTGGGCGCGGAGCGCTCTCTCCCTGCCAAGCCGTTTGCGGTAGATGGGGATGTTGATGCTATCGATGCAATACGGGCCATAGCTAACCCTCTCGGCATTATGGTGTCAGTGCTAGAGGATATTAAGTTTCCTCTCAGTAATCCTTATGTTGTAGGTGACCCGGTAAGCCAAATCATTCAGCTGGCGCAAATGGCCCACCTGAATATTGACTGTAGCACTCAGATTATCCGCATCTGGACACAGGAAGGATCGTGGGATGATGTAGTTCCATTCGTCTCTAAAGAGAGCGGGCTAATTGGGTATCCAGTATGGTCACGCGATGGGCTTTATTTGACCACTATGTTCTCTTCCAACCTCATAGCGCCCCGTAAAATGAAGCTGGAAACGGAGCTTCCTGGTGCGTCAGGTATGTACACAATAAGCACTGTCAAACACATCCTTTCCACATGGATTGAAGGTGGTCCATGGTTTTCATTCGTCGTTGCTTATCAGAATGCGGAGCAGTAAATGGCTGAAGGTGAGTTTTCATATAGCACGCAGCAGGTAAACTGCGAAGCCAACATAAACGAGTACATTTTCAACCTTCTTCTTTCACGGCATGCCTTCGTCCACCTGGTTATTGTCCAAAAGGTCAAAACACAGCCCGGAAATCAGCCTCCCTTGCTGGATGTATTGCCGCTGGTTACCGGGTTTGCAGCAGACGGATCACAGGTTGAAAATGAAGCAGTCTTTAACGTTCCGGCCTGGCGACTTCAGCGTGGCGCGAGTGCGGTGATTATGGACCCTGTAGAAGGAGATATAGGACTGTTGCTTTGCTGTGACAGGGATATAACAAAGGTAAAAAAAGAGAAAAAGGAATCGCTGCCCGCCTCAAGGCGAACACACAGCAGGGCAGATGGAATTTACCTTGGCGGTGTGCTTAATGCCGATCCTGTGCAGTACGTTAAGTTTGCCAGTGATGGCATCGATATTGTTTCACCACTTCTCGTTAGCGTTACAGCGCCCAATATTGAGATGAACGGCAGCGCAAAAATATCTTTGAATGCCCCGGTTATTGAGGCTAATGGGCAGTTAACTCAGGGCTCAGGAAGTTTTGCCGGAAACGCTACTTTTGGCGGAAATGTGACGGCGACAGGAGAAGTGACAGGGAACGGCGTCAATCTTTCCACACACGTTCACGGTGGGGTAGAATCAGGGAACAGCACAACTTCAATCCCGGAGTGACGGATGGATAAGAAAAAGGAAGGCTCAAGTATAAATTGGCGGTTAATAACGTTTATTACTGTCATTGTTTTTGGGTATATTTTTTTGAAAGATGATGTTGAGTCTCAGGGGAAAGAAAATCAAAACTCTCCGGAACAACAAGCAAAACCTTCCGCCAAAAGTTTAATGCCTCCACAAGAAATAAAATTTGTTGAGGCAATAGAGAAGTCGAGGAATTCCGCAGAATCAGCCAAGAATGACATGCAGGTCGGTGGCATAAAAGCAACCAGGGACAAGGAGTTATGCTCTATTGTTCCAGAAGATTTCATCATAGGGTGGGTTGGTACTGTAAAAACAGTTTCCTCAAATAGTGATGGGAAAGGGGTATTTTCGGTTGAAATTTCCAAGGATGTTGAAATCAAAACATGGAACAACGATCTTTCTGACACAATGTATGGGACGCTCTTTAGTCCCGACTCGGACATATTCTCTGTTGCTTCAAAATTAGACCAGGGTGATACCGTTAAGTTTTCAGGCTCGTTCTTCCGCGACCCCAACTCTTGCCTTGACGAAGGAAGTCTTACCCTTGACGGGAAGGTTCGCTCACCTGAATTCATATTCAAGTTCAGCAACCTTCAGAAGATATAATACTAACCAACCACCCTTGTAGTTTTGTATCCAGCCTCGGCAATCGCCGGGGCTTTTTTATACCTTAATTTCACCGCGCCCTCACCGCGCATTCCACCCCGAGACCATTCACAAAAGCGACCTCTGAGAACGCCATCGCAGCATGGTGCGCTCGGGTATGGCCGTTCTGGTGAGCAGAGGTCTCTTTTTTGAAAGGTAATCACCATGCAATATCCAACAGTAATTAATGGCTTCGATTTTCGTGAGCTCATCTTTTTGTCCGGTACGGAATCAGCAACTGACACATTCAAGGTGGCGAAAGCCTTCGGTAAGGGACACAAGGATGTTATGAGGAAGACCAGAAAGGTGATCACCTCATGCTCGCCTGATTTTGCAGAGCGCAATTTTACGCTTTGCCATGAAAACAATAGCTTACAGAACGGAAAACCTCAGCCTTTCTATCGCATGACGCGCAACGGCTGGACAATGCTGGTATTCAGCTTTACTGGTTCAGCAGCGTTTGCTTTCAAAGAGGCGTACATTGCCGCTTTTGACTGGATGGCTGACATGATCGCCCAGGGTAAACACAACCTTGAAGCGGAGCGTAATTCTGTGATGCTTGAGTTCATGAAAGAAAAAGATGTCGCCAGTATGTCAGGCCGACTACTTCGCCGGTGGGGTAAAGAGAAAAAACCAAAATTACTGGCGCAGATTGAAAGACTGGATAAGCAAGGACAAATTATGTTGCCGGGCTTCAAAAACCAACACGCCGAATAAAGACACCGCTCACACCCGCTCCGGCGGGTTTTTTATTAATGGAACCCACTATGTCCACTATTGATATTCGACGCGCAGCGCAATACGCAACAGTAGCGGAGAACGCCGCGGCTCAGTGCGTCATCGTCGCCGACAACCTGCAGGCCAATGTTGAAGAGCTGACCGGGCAGGCCACCGACGCCGCGCAGCAGGCAGTAGCATCGCAAGCAGCCGCAAAAGCTTCTGAGACAGCTTCAAAGTCCAGCGAAACCAGTGCGTCCGCTTCAGCAGCATCCGCAGCACAGAGCGCCGCGGAAGCCGCCAGTTCAGCCGCAGCCACGGGTTATGTCGCGCCGCCGTTCCCGGATGTATGGGCACCACTCAGTGACGATCTAAAAATGATTTCCGGATATCCGGTTAACAATAAATTGCTGTCATTCACCAGAGCATCAACCGCGACGTATATCGACAAATCAGGCGTGTTGCAGACAGCGCCAGTTAACGAGGCACGCTTTGAAAAGCAGGGGTTGCTCATTGAAGGGCAGGCGACTAATTTAGTCCCTAACTCCGCATCTACATCCCCGACATGGAAAACCGCTAATGCGACTGCCGTGTCCGCCTCTATTGTTTCGCCAGATGGCACTACAAACGGCGTTACCCGACTTGCGTCCTCAGGAGGCTCCAACACACAAACCGGATCAGCAATAACGGTTCCGGTTGCTGGGCTTGCCGTTGGGGGATACTGCTCATTTTCAGTTTTTGCAAAAGCTGATAGCCACAACCTCATTCAGTTGAGGTGGGCGGCTGGGTCAACCGGGGTAAGCAGCAGATATTTGAATGTTGACTTGTCTACAGGCGAGGTAGGGTCTAACACGCTGTTTATCGCTAAAACAATACCTATGAATAATGGATGGTGGAGAATTATCGCCGTAACCACCATTGATGGAGATTTAACCGGAGGCTCTTCAGCCGACCCGGGTGTAGAATTGATTAGCTCGTTATCAGACGGGAGGCGTCCCGCGGTAACGCTGTCCACTGGTATTGGTGTCTATCTTTATGGACCTCAGCTTGAGGCAGGAACATTCACATCATATATCCCCACATCCGGGTCGGCGGTTACGAGGGCGGCGGACGATTGCTCCGCGCAACGCTCAGGCAATGACAACTATTTTGGCCCGGTAACTATCGCAGCTGAGGTTCACTGTAACGGTCAGACTGCAACAGATGGCGCTACGTCAAGCCGCCGTGGCATTCTTGCCGCATATCCGACTACTACTGAATTCATCGTTCTGATGGTAGACAGCACGACTGCAACCCTGGGGAAATATGCATTCGCGTATGGCAGTGCAACGTTTAATTACTCAGACAACCGGATTGATGACGGCCAGGTTCATACGGTTTGTTCCCGGTCCACGATCTCACAGAATCAGAGTTGCGTGGATGGAACGCTCCTGACCAGCCCGACATCTGTATCCCGACCAACACCCGGGACAACTTCCTCAGTCAATCAACTCTTTTATATCGGACGCGGAGCCGGGGCCACGGCCTCTGGATCACGCATGCTTAACGGTCATATACGCAATTTGCGTATCTGGCACAGGGCGTTATCTGACATCCAAATGAAGGGCATACGATGAAAGATATTTATCTGCGGTTCAGCACTGAAAAAGAGATGAGGAAGCAGTTGCTGAAATCAGGCTTTGAGGACGTTGAAGGAAGCTATTATCACCCGGAAGTTCTGGTAGATATTGTTGGTGTCGTGCAGGTTCCGGTTAACCCGGGTGAGCCGGAAACGGAATACACTCCTTTAGACGGTTACCACGTCAATCTGCGTGTCATCAATGATGATCTGAAACTCAAATTCCTGAAGAAATATACCGTCAACCCTCAGTCACCATCACGTATATGGGCGGGCTGATATGATCACAAAATCTTTCCTGCTTGAAACCGACTCATGGGATATCAGCCTCGATAGCTTTGGCAATATGGCAATAACCGACAATCCCTACGCCGTAGCTCAGGATGTTGCCTGTGCCTGTCTGACATTCCTCGGTGAGTCATGGTACGACACTTCACTTGGTATCCCTTATTACCAGCGTATTTTGGGGCACTGGCCCGGCACGCAGCTTATTAATGCCAAGATGCAAACTGAGGCTTTAAAACTCCCCTACGTTCAGTCAGCGGCCTGCACGGTGGCTATCGGGAAAGGCGATCGGAAATGCTCCGGCGTCATGACCATCACAGACACGAATAACATCTCCAGCACAATCCAATTCTGAGGCCACGCATGGCGACAGTAATCGCAACAACGGCAGTTCCCGCTGCTGAGTTTTCTGACATCGGTCTCTCGGTGCCGGATGAGATTGATATCCTCGACGGGCGACTGATAGATCTGGATAACTCCTTCGGTGGCGGGATGAGCAAAAGCCTCACGACACCGCAGGGGCAGATGGCGCAAAGCGACGCGGCAATTATCGCCGACAAAAATGACCAGCTGCTTTATATCGCAAACAACATCAACCCTGACTACGCATCCGGAAGATTTCAGGATGCTATCGGGCGCATTTATTTCATTGACCGCATAGCCGCCACGGGGACAACTGTAACGGCCACCGTTACCGGGCTTGTGGGGACACCCATCCCGGCAGGAAGCACGGCACAGGATGAAGCTGGCTATATCTATACCTCACTCACTGATGCAGTAATCCCCTCAACAGGGTCTATTGATATCGTATTTCAGAACCTGACCAGCGGAGCTATACCGTGCCCTGTAGGCGCTCTTAACCGAATCTATCGCGGCATATCGGGATGGTCAGGGATTACGAACGCTGCGGCTGGTTCGGCAGGTAACGATGTAGAGACCCGGGCTAATTTTGAATACCGGCGCAAACAATCTGTCGCCCTGAATGCGAAAGGCACCCCGGAGTCAATTTACGCCGCCGTGCTGGACGTTGACGGTGTGACTGATGCTTATGTCTGGTCAAATCATTCAGGATCAACGGTAAATATCGGTGCAACAAATTACCCGGTTCCGGCGCACAGCGTTTACGTGGCGGCATATGGGGGTAACGCAGCTGATATTGCGCAGGCGATTTATATTAAGAATCAAGCCGGATGCGGCATGGTGGGTAATACGTCCTTTGTCGTGACGGATACAACGCAGGGAACCAACAACCCACCGCAATATACGATCACCTGGAATACCCCTTCGCCTGCCAGAACGTATTACAAAGTTGAAATTGCGAACAACGCATCGCTGCCTTCTAACATCGGCGACCTGGTAAAAGAGCAGGTAATTAACGCCTTTAATGGCGGGAGCGACCTTGTGCCAAAAGCCAGAGTCGGGTCAAAGCTTTTCGCCGGCGGTTATTACTCTGTGGTGAATAAGATTGACCCTTCCGTGGTCAACGTCCTGTCTCTCACGGTCAGTAAGAACGGAACAACATTTGCCTCATCAGTTGAATATGGCGTTGACCAGATCCCCACTCTCGACGCTAACGATATTACGGTAACCCTCGTATGAGAAATGTGAAGGACACAATCCTCACACAATACGCAGACAGTCCAAAACTTAGAAGCCTGATAGAAACATTTAATGACGCACTCGACATGGATGATTTCACTGAAGAATTCATCAGATCAGTGTGGGATATCTCCACGGCTGATACGTACGGGCTGGATGTGTGGGGGAAGATAGTTGGCGTATCACGATTGCTTAAAGTTGAGCAATCTTCCACATATTTTGGCTTTGATGAAGCATTAACCTCCGCTTCGAATAATTCACCCAAGCCATTTAATGAAGCACCTTTTTATAACGGTCCGCTTCAGTCACAGACATACCGGCTGAGCAATGACGCCTATCGCATCCTGATCATGGCAAAGGCCATGTCAAATATAACGGATTGCTCGATCCCAAATATTAACCGCCTGCTTAATTACCTTTTTGGAACTAAAGGACAGGTGTTCGTCGCCATTACCGGAGTCATGTCGATTCGGTATGTCTTTCTCTTTGAATTAAGCGACGTGGAGCGGGCGGTAATTCTTAATTCGAATGCAATAACAAAACCAGCAGGCGTGTCAGTTGGCCTGATGATAGTTGACCCTCAAACCACCTTCGGGTTTGCCGAAGCAGGCCTTCAACCGTTTGAACAGGGAATTTTCTTCCCGGACACAGGAATACAAAATGCAAATTAGCAATTTACCTAAATTGTTACCGGTTCCCTTTGCCAGCAGTGGTTCCAAACAGGATATCCCCGTAGCGTCCCAGATTGGGGTATCAGGTGGCCGCGCATCATATACGGATGGATTCCCGCCGTTAACCAGAACACCAATTGCCGCAGGTGGCATTCCGCCATTCGGAACTGATTTTAACGGTGTATTAAATGATGTTACTGCGGCGATTAGATGGGCGCAGGCTGGCGGCGGATATGGTTATGACTCCACGTTTTCATCCGGTGTGAGTGGTTATCCGATCGGGGCAAGGCTGGCGAACTCTACGGGGGACGGGTACTGGTTAAACACGGTTGATGGCAACATAAACAACCCCGAAACATCCTCAGCTACTCCATTAACCGGCTGGGTGCCTGCTGACTCCTACGGCGTTACCAGTGTTACGGGATTGGGATCATCCAGCGTGACATTGTCAACGCTACAGGCGTCACGTGACCGTATTGTGCTAACCGGTACGCTGACAGCAAATATCAATGTCATCGTGCCAGCCTGGAGGAAATCGTGGACGGTTGTTAACAACTGCTCCGGCGCGTTTACCGTCACATTTAAAACCACATCAGGTGCGGGTGTGTCAATTCCTTCCGGTTTTACCGCAGACGTTGTTTGCGATGGAACTGATATCTATCAGGACACCACACTACTTGGCGTTCCTGGCCGCCTGTTGGGCGCACCTAAAGTTTACACCGCATCTGGTTCATACACGCCAGGCGCAAACGTGAAATCAATTGAGGTTGAAATTGTTGGCGGCGGCGGCGGCGGCGGTTATGCAAAAGCATCATCAAACTTTAACGCGGCGGGCGGCGGCGGCGGGGCTGGTGGTTATTCTAAAAAATTCATACCAATTACAAGTCAAACACCGATACCTTTTACAGTTGGTCAGGGTGGGACTGGAGCTGTCGTTGACGCAGGCTCTTCCGGTCAAACTGGTGGTACTACAACCTTTGGTACCGGGTTTAGTGCCACAGGCGGTACGGGCGGTAACTCTGCTATATCCGTTGCAACCAGTACGAGCGTGGGGGCTGGTGGTACAGCAGGTATCGGCACGGGAGGAGATATCAATGCTCGCGGTGGACCTGGTCAGGCTGGCGTGTCCGAAAAACCGTCTATAGCTGGTGGTACTGTCGGTGGCGGTCCCGGCGGCTCGTCTATTATATCCGGCCAAGGCGGTCCCGGCGGCGGCGGTCCAGGTGGTTCAACAACAGGCAATGGCAACCGGGGCAATGATGGGATTGTTATTGTGCGGGAGTATTCATAATGGGTAACAGCTACGCGGTAGTAAAACACGGCATTGTAATAAACATTGTCGCCTGGGACGGTGAAACGGAATGGCAACCCGATGAAGGTTACGCGGTGAAAACTGACGGTTCAGTTGGTATTGGCTGGCTGTATGATGGCAAGGATTTCACGCCACCACCGGAAGCAGTACCAACGCAAGATGAGCTGATTGCAGCCGCAGAATCTGACCGCCAGTCACGGATTGACTACGCAACCAGCCAGATTGTTGTCTGGCAAACGAAACTGTTGATGGGCAGGAAGTTAACAACCAGCGAAATGGCGCAATTGAATGCGTGGATGGACTACATCGACGCACTGGCAGCCGTGGACACGTCAACAGCGCCAGACATCGACTGGCCTGAACAACCTCAGAAGTAATTATTAATAGGCCGCTTCGTATTGATCTCCTTTTCGCTTAAAACTACTGTATGTGTATACAGTATCGATAAGGAGGTCATTATGAGCGGTTTCCCGTCCCCGGCAGCAGACTATGTTGAGTCACGGTTAACACCGGAATCGATATGCGGCATTAACGCTAACAGTCTCGTTATTGAGACGTCATCAGGCTATGCGGTTGTCGAAAAGGGTTCGCGGCCAAAAGCGGGCGAGTACGTTTTGGTAAACTGGCTCGGCCGCAACTATTTCGCCAGGCCAGCGGGTAAATCTCTTATTACGGAAGATGGAGAAGCTATCGAAGGAGAAGCTCTGGATGATGTTTCGGTGATAGGCGTGGTGACGTGGCTGGTCAACCGAACGCGGGATGATGAAGCGCCGGTGATGTGAATGGGGCATGGATGGGACAAAAACACCTGTACGAACTCAGGCGAATTTGGATAGTGACGTTTTCTGGCAACTGCAATCATCTGTTATTTAATGCGCTCTTGGACGATCTAAGTTGATTAGAAAATTTGTACTGTCATGTGATGAATATGCAGGTGTAGTTGCCGAAGCCTTTCGCTTCGGGCAGCGGTGCATTTTTAAGTTTTATGAAAGGGTTCCGTTTGCTTCAGGCAGCGGGGCTTTTTATTGTTAAAAGCTTATTCAACCCAAAAAAATGCGCCGAATAACATACGCATTCGGCACATTGGGTTACTTGTTAAGTGATTCAGCGTAAAGCCTGATTGCTTCGCTAATGACGGCGGATTGCGGCTTCCCGGTTTTATCTGATAAGTCTGCAATGAGAGAGATAATCTCCTCGGTAAGTTTGAAGCCTTTGCTTCTAACCCCTCGTTTGAGATCACTCTTTAACTGAATTGCGGTAGTTGATTGGGCCATTTTTCGACCTTATATTTGAGTTTAGGGTTGGAGGGGATTTTTTCCCTTCTTCTGACTGTCTTAGTAAGCTGGCAGCTAATTACTATGGAATCAATCAGGATGATGACTAACTTCATCATAACCCTTTCTTCATGTTGGGCTCCGCTTCGGTGGGGCCCTTCCCGTTTCTGCGGCATGCTAATGTGATTAGCATTGGTGCACCTATACATTAGCGCAAGCATTTTCTCACTGAAACAGAAGAAATCGTGCTGCTGATGCCGAGCAAAGCCTGAAGCTGGCGAGCGCCCCCATCAACGACATGCAGGTGCGCCAGCGCGATGTTGCAGCGCTGGACGCTAAATGCACAAAGGAGCTTGCTGATGCGAATGCTGCAAATGATGCTCTGCGTAGGCGTCTCGATAATGGTGGCAGGGTGCGCGTTAAGGGAAGTGTCCCACTCAGGATTACACCTCCACCACCGGCAGCATGTGACCTGCCCCCAGGATTAGATACAACCTTCAGTTAGTAATGTCGGTTGGTTTTTCTTCATATTTCCCGTTTCGCCAGCCCGCCGCAAATTCAGCCGGAGTCTGGTAGTTCAGCGATGAATGTGGACGACACTCGTTATAATCCTGCCGCCAGTCATTAATCGTTTTCCTCGCGTGAACGATATCGCTGAACCAGTGCTCATTGAGGCACTCATCCCTGAATCGTCCGTTAAAACTTTCAATAAATCCGTTCTGTGTTGGCTTGCCCGGCTGGATAAGCCGCAGCTCCACCCCATGCTCATAAGCCCACTGGTCAAGTGCTCTGCAGGTAAACTCCGGCCCCTGGTCAGTTCTTATCGTCGCCGGATAGCCGCGAAACAGTGCAATGCTGTCCAGAATTCGCGTGACCTGAACGCCTGAAATCCCGAATGCGGTGGTAATTGTCAGACACTCCTTCGTGAAGTCGTCCACGCAGGTCAGGCACTTGATCCTGCGACCGGTGGCCAGCGCGTCCATGACAAAATCCATCGACCAGGTCAGGTTGGGCGCCTCCGGGCGGAGCAGCGGCAGACGTTCTGTTGCCAGCCCTTTACGACGTCGTCTGCGTTTTACGCCCAGCCCGTTAAGGTGGTAAAGACGGTACACGCGCTTGTGATTAACATGAAGGCCTTCACGGCGCAGTAACTGCCAGATGCGTCGGTAGCCAAAACGCCTGCGCTCCAGTGCCAGCTCAGTGATGCGCCCTGATAAATGCGCATCAGCCGCCGGACGCTGAGCCTCATAGCGGCAGGTCGACAGGGACAAACCTGTAAGCCTGCAGGCACGACGTTGCGACAGACCGGTCGCATCACACATAAACTCAACGGCTTCCCGCTTCTGGTCTGTCGTCAGTACTTTCGCCCCAGAGCCACCTGAAGTGCCTCCTTATCCAGCATGGCTTCGGCAAGTAGCTTCTTGAGTCTGGCGTTCTCTTCCTCAAGCGACTTCAGGCGCTTAACCTCGGGCACCTCCATACCGCCATACTTCTTACGCCAGGTGTAAAAGGTGGCGTCGGAAATGGCGTGCTTACGGCAGAGCTCACGGGCAGAAACCCCGGCTTCGGCCTCGCGGAGAATACTGATGATCTGTTCGTCGGAAAAACGCTTCTTCATGGGGATGTCCTCATGTGGCTTATGAAGACATTACTAACATCGCGGTGTATTAATCAACGGGGAGCAGGTCAGGGGCTCTACCTTCGCTCGCACTTGCGCCTTGGCCTTCTCGATCTTGCGCTTGGCTTTGTACAGGGCGCTGCGTTTATCGAGCATCTTGTAGGTGCTGCGGCGTGCTGCGACCTGCCAGATCACTTCTCGGTCGGCATGCTCGGAGCGCTTTTCGACGCCGGTGTAGCCGGCATCGGCACAGACGACGTTCTCGTCGCCGTGCAGCAGCTTGTCGACCTGGGTGACATCCGCCACGGTGGCTGCCGTGCCCACCACGCTGTGTACCAGCCCCGATTCATCATCAACGCCGATGTGCGCCTTCATGCCAAAGTAATACTGGTTCCCCTTCTTGGTCTGGTGCATTTCCGGGTCGCGCTTGCCGTCCTGGTTCTTGGTTGAACTGGGCGCGTGGATCAGCGTGGCATCGACGATAGTGCCCTGGCGCAGCGACAGACTGCGATCCCCCAGGTAGCCATTGATCACGCAGAGGATGCCGGCTGCCAGCTCATGTTTCTCCAGCAGACGACGGAAGTTGAGGATGGTGGTTTCGTCAGGAATACGCTCCATGCTCAGCCCGGCTAACTGACGTAGGATGGTCGTCTCGTACAGCGCTTCTTCCATGGCCGGATCGCTGTAGCCGAACCAGTTCTGCATCAGATGGATACGCAGCATCGCCATCAAGGGATACGCCGGGCGATCACCTTCGCCTTTCGGATAATGCGGTTCGATCAGGGCAATCCGCCCTTTCCACGGCACCACCTGATCCATCTCGATCAGGAACAGTTCCTTGCGGGTCTGCTTGCCCTTGCCGGCATACTCGGCGTCGGCGAAGGTCATCTGCTTCAT